CACTATGCAAATAATGATCTTAAATAAAATTTCAGGGGAATGGGACTTTGAATCATTAGCAAAGTTGTTGGATGACTTGAAAACTGAGGATTATGATATTGAGCTGAGTGGTTTTGATATGAAGGAAGCGGAAAAACTATGGGATGAATACATGCAAAAGGATGAGCAAGATGAAGATGAAATACCTGATGTTCCAGAGATTCCAGTAATCCAATTAGGGGATATCATTCTGCTGGGTAAACATCGTGTAATATGCGGTGATGCTACCAAAGCAGAGGATCTGGAAAAATTGATGGATGGAAAGAAGGCAAAACTTACTGTGCTTGATCCTCCATATGGAATTTCCTATGTTGGTAAGACTGAAGATGCGTTGACAATTCAAAATGATAATTTGAGTGATGAAGAATTCTATAATTTCCTTCTTGAAGCTTTCAAGAGAATTTATGAAATATCATTTGATGGAGCAAGTAGCTATATTTTTCATGCAGATGCTAAAGGATTATTGTTCAGGAAAGCATTTGTCGATTCAGGCTTTAAACATTCACAATGTTGTATTTGGGTCAAGAATACTTTTGTCATGGGCAGACAGCCCTACCAGTGGCAGCATGAACCTGCATTATTTGGGTGGAAGCCTACAGGAGCGCATTATTGGAATGGTGACAGGAAGCAGAGTACAATATGGAATTTCGATAAACCATCTGCCAATCGAGAACATCCAACAATGAAACCTATTCCGCTTATTGAATATATCATCAAGAATTCCAGTAAGTATGGAGATATTGTTGTGGACACTTTTCTCGGCAGTGGGACAACTTTACTAGCAGCAGATAAAACCGACAGGGTATGCTATGGTTCAGAGCTTGACCCGAAATACTGTCAGGTTATCATTGAACGATGGATTAATTATAAGGATGGTATCAATGGCGATAACGTGGTTATTGAAAGGGATGGACAGCAATATCAATACTCAGACATTATAGGTCAGCAAGTAGCTGTTTAATTTGACCGGATATTGATTATTTAATTCGTCCGAACTTTGCTCACTTAATTTGTCCCAAAACCTCACATTTAGCTTGATTTAATGTGCATTCAGAGTGAGTAATGGTGTACGTTCAAATCAAAGAAATGGAGGGTTTTAATATGGAAAGAAAAGAGATCGTCAAAGCATTAGGTGAACATTTTGGAGTAAAGCCACAGTACATGGGAGCACCGAGTTTTGCTTATCAGATTGAAACAGCAGAGGAGACATACACAGTTGATCGAGTAGGCAAGATTATGGCTTCGAAAAGAAATGAAGTGGAGCTTGAAAGTATTATTAATGGAAGGCCGGAAGAGGAAACAATCCAGCCTATAACAATAGAAACCACATCCTTTGAAGTAGCGGTTCCGATGGAAGGTCATACTGGCATAACCTTGAGAAATCTGGTAAATATGGTTTACAGTAAACAGGCACTTATTAAGAAATCGCTTGGGATTACGGCAAATATTGTTGAGGATGATTTTAGCATTGCTATCAACAAAGCCAAAATGGAAACCTTAGAGGATTTTAAAACAGCCATAGATGATATTGGTGTAAGTAGTTGTCCTGGCATAGAATTCGATTTTATTGATAATACCATTACCTTTAAATTTTTAGAAGGAGAAGTAAGTCCTGAAAAGATAGAAGCATACACCCAGCTTGTAGCTCTATTGAATCAAAATGCTATGGCACTAAAGCATGCTTCAGCTAAATCAAAGGATACTGATAACGATAAATTCACTTTCAGAGTCTGGCTGGTGAAGATCGGCATGGTTGGCGATGAATATAAAATAGCAAGGAAGGTTCTGCTTGAGAGGTTGAAGGGCAATTCAGCCTTTCGGAGTGGAAGCAAACCAGAAAAGGTTGTTGTTGAGTAAGAGTATATCGGCTGTATATCGCTTCACGTTGGCGCGTGTGGCGATATTTTTTATTGGTGGGGTAGTTGCTCAATTGGATTAAAATGTTTGGCGTACAGGCGAAGAGACAAAGTAACCCAAATATCCCATATGCATTTCGGGTTATATTCGAAACAATAAAATACTATGAAAACATGAGATACCTGGATGAAATCATGTCAAAATCCCATTAACTCAGCTTATTTGGGTTATACTCAACTTTGTAGACTCAACATTATTGAGTTATACTTAGAATATCAAATGAAAGGAATTTTGATATGATGTTAAAGGAATATCGGGTTGTTCTAGCTGTTTGGCAGCCAGCGGGTGATATTGCGTTCGATAATCCCCAATCAAGATCACAAATCGCCGATGCTGAAAATGCTACGAATTTACGTTTTAAAGGTTACAAGACGATATCAGTTGTTGATGTTACAAAATCTACAATAGTACTTTTATTAAAAATAGTTGTGCCTGAAGATGGGATAGTGAACGTTTCAAGGGAGGTTTCTTACTTCTCGAAACGACTATATCATGATCATGGATGGGAGGGCTTAAGTAAAGTTGCTAAACGGCTGTTTACTGTTGTAGAAGCAGTAGAAGTCAAGGATGCAGCCACTAGTAGTTTACCGATTGAACCTAGTCAAGTAATTCAAAATACATTTCCAGTAGGTATAGATTTGGTAGATGAGAATTATAGAAAGGTTCGACTTAAATGGCTAATGGCAACGAAAGAGCTTATCGAGATTGAAATTAGCATGTTACAAAAGTGAGATGTGGTTATCTATTATTTGTAAATAATGGAGGGAGATTTGCAAATGAGTTTGTGGCGAGACGAAGACATAGCCAATAAATTAGTTGATATTCTTAAAGATGTTGAGTATAAAGGCGGTGTTCACGCTTTTGGGAGACCTTCCTTAACATCATATCAACTTGCAATTGAATTTAAAAAGAGGTTCCCAGCGGTGGTAGCATTGCTTCCGGCTCATAGTGAACTTGGTGGAGAAGGAACAGGAGAATATAATTCATTATCACAATATATTGCCAGGCAGATATCTGGACATTTCGATGATTTGAAAAGATTAGGTATTGAATGTGGCTTTTTATCTAGTAACGATTTAGAGAGATTAGAATTTTCTCAAAGTATTTGTTCTTCAGTTGACGATGTGTCTATGTTTCGGTATGTTGGGTAAAGTTATTTGTGGAGTAATTGTTTGTTAATTTAAGGAGCTTCGAGGCTCCTTTTTGTTGTGGTATCTCTTTAAGGCTCAGTATATATTTGATATACTTGAGAAAAAGGGAGGTAAATTATGACAGAGTTTGATTGGGATAATATTCAGTCAAGGCTGCTTTCCATAGAAAATATTGAATCTAAAGTAAATGCAGACAAGCTTTTTGTTAGCTTAATAATGGAAGTTGAAAAAAGGCCAATTAGCATTCAAAAAGAGTTTACTATTACGGAAATTGCAGAGTTGATTCCAAAAGGTACTGCTGGTATTAACAATAATTCTACATACGGCTTTTCAATAATGAGTATGATGAGCGGCCAAAAGCACCGCGACTATTTTATTTTTAAGAATACGGCATTGAGAGACGAGTTTACTGCTGTATGTAACAATAATACGAATAGAGATAATTATTATTGGAAGAAAAACTATCCAGATGAAAAACTAAGAATTAATCCTAAATATCTAAAGGTGTAAATTGGGGGATATATGCAGATCGATAATAATAAAATTATAGATGCTTTCAATAGGATTTATGAGTTTAATCATGAAACCAGTTTGACTTCAGAGATTGCTTCAATGGAAAAAAGACTAAGTCTAAAAAATTCTAATGATCTTCAGACAATTCTTGAATCCAAGAGAGTAGGCCTAGATTTCATTCAATCAGCGAGTATTGTAAAAAAAGCAATATCTCAGATTGACGTAATAATACATGCTTATGGTATATTGAATCTACTGCCGTCAATACTTGAACAAGACGAAATAATTGAATACTTGTCATTAGGAGCGGGCAATAGTGGAAAAGATTTTGACTTGGAAACCAATAAACGAATAGCAGAATTTAAATTTATCAATTGGTCAGGAAGCTCTGATACTATTAGACAGAATACCACTTTTAAGGATTTTTTCTCATTGGTAGAGTACCAAACGGATAAGCAAAGATTCTTATATCTCCTCAATAAAGATATTGTTCTTAAATTTCTATCAAATAACAGAGCGATAAAAAGTGTATTGAGCAGGAATATAAAAGGATATGAAAAGTTCATTCAGCTTCACGGGAATAAATACACAACCGTTTCTGAATACTATCATGATAAAAAACACTTAATTGAAATTATCGATATTAATGATATTTTTCCTGGATTCATATTGTAAAGAGCCTATAATAAGGCTCTTTTTATTTTGGGGGAGGTGAGGTAATATGGGTACAAGAGCTAGAAATAATACGAAGTGGTTCACCAATGTTTTTCCGCGTTTGTCGGAGATTCGAGATTGGTGCATGGATGGCAAAACCAATGAAGAAATGTGTGTGCTTTTAGGCATAAGTCCTGACAGTTGGTACACTTATATGAAGGAACATAATGAGCTAAATAACATCGTTACGGCGGGGAAGTCTGTTATAGATAACCGTGTAGAAAATGCGGTTTTGAAAACTGCCCTTGGTTTTGAGTATGAGGAAATCAAAACAATCATCGAGGAAGATCGCAATGGCAAGAAGAGAACAAGGATTGAGAAAACCAAAAAGTATATGCCCCCTAACCCAACTGCTCAAGCCTTCTGGCTAAAGAACCGGAAGAAGGATGAGTGGGGCGATAGGAAAGAGATTGTCTTTGATACAAAGGCCCAGGAAGAAGAGCGGAAAAGTCTATTCCTTAAAATGGTCAATGATGAGATTATCGATGCAGATTATTCTATTGTTGAAGAAGCGACAACACTTCCCGATCCTGAAGTAATAGAAGAAACTGAGGAAGGCTTTATTGATGAGTTTGAAGGTGATGACTTTGGGAAAGAAACGCGTGAAGCATAATCTTATGTCGTCAGTAATCAGGGAGATAAATGCCCTTTATGAGCCTAAAACTACCCAAAATCAGCCTGATTAGAATCCATAATTAGTCTTATGTATTCAGTTGCTATCAGTGCAAAACAGAGGTAACATGGACACACCTAGAGAGAAAGGGTGTATTTATATGCTTGATTTAAGCGGTTTTATGAAGTATCTCACCAACAAGGAACTGAGCCTGAATACCATTAGCTGCTATATTCGGGACAGCAAGGTTTTTGTGGATTGGTTCAGCAGCAGGACTGATAGTGGACTGGATAAACTGATTCAACTTGATGCCATTGGTTACAAGAAGCATCTGCTCAATACCAATAAATCAGTGGTAACAGCCAATAGGAAGGTCGCAAGCGTCAATGCCTTTTGCAAATGGCTATATGAAAGCGGATCAACCCCTGATGAGATATATATAAAGACAGTAAAGAATCGGGATGCTCGGCAGTATAAAGGCTTGGAGGAGAAGGATTTAAGGAAACTCCGAGCAGAGATACACCGAAACCGCAATCCGCTTCATATATGCATCATTGAACTATTGCTTGGGACAGGGCTTAGGGTAAGCGAATTATGCAATATAAGGCTTCAAGACATAGAAATATACGAGCGTAAAGGCATAATCAAGGTAATTGGCAAAGGAAATATATACAGAACACTGCCACTTAATAAGGATGTTCGCAAAGCGATTCAGGATTATCTGGATGTTAGACCTGCCAATAACAGCGACTTCTTATTAATAGGCCAGCGTGGAGCATTTAAACGGAATGCAATCAACTTAATCCTTGAAAAGTATGGGCAAAGAGTATCAGTTGAAGTAACGCCACACCAGCTAAGGCATTCTCTAGGGTATAGATTGGTCAAAGAAGGTAGAGCAATCACAACCATTCAGGAGATACTCGGACATGAAAATATCCAGACAACAAATTTATATACAGTTACAACTGAGCAGGACAAGGTTGATGCTCTGGAAGCATTGGAGTGGTAAGAAAGCCGCTCTATTTTTATGCACCTTTCCCAATGGGATGAGGGGGGGTGCTTCTATTTGTGCAAATTACCCCAGCAGTAGATGGCGTGGAGATTTTTTTGACAATTTAAAATACAAACTTAATTTGATTTTAGAAAGGAGGTTCTATGCAGTTACCACAACAAACACAAAACCAAGACCATGACCGCCAAAACCTACTGCTAAAGCAATATCTGAATAAATACTTCTCCCCGAACAAAATAGAAGAACTTGTCGGGGAGTTTTCATTTTCAGAGCTACGCAAGTTACTTGGCGAGATGGACATAGAATTTTTCAGCTTATGCTATTTTCCCAAATACTTCGACCGTAAGTTTGGGGAGTTTCACAAAGAGCTATTCGAGGAACTAAAATACATGTTGGATAATAAAGGGTTGATTGAAGCTTTCGGATTGCCAAGAGAACATGGCAAAAGCACAATCAACTCTTTTCTATTTCCGCTGTATTCTACGCTATATAATAAATCGCAATTCACATTGATAATATCAGCAACAGAGCAGATTGCTCTACCATTCCTAGATATGATTAAGGATGAACTTGAGAACAATCAATTACTATTGGAGGACTTCGGTATTCAAAAAGGAAACCGTTGGAACAATAATGAAATATGGATCAGGGGAAGAGGTGGCATTGATTCTTGCATAATGATTCGTGGTATTGATGGAAGTTTGCGCGGAACTCACTATTTACATCATCGTCCTCAGCTTGTTCTGCTGGATGACTTACTTAAAGACGATACAGCCAGAAGTGAAACCAAGCGTGAGCAAGTAAAAAATACATTTACCGATGTTGTCATTCCGATCGGCACAAAGGATACCAATATATTAGTTGTTGGCACAGTTCTTCATGAGGAAGATTTAATGGCGGATCTGCTGAAGGGCAAAATACCTGGAGTCAGAAGCATCAAGAAATCGGCAGTTATAATATTTGCAGAACGAGATGACCTCTGGAGCGATTGGGAAGCACAATATAATAACCTTCAGGACTTGGATAGGATTGATACTGCCAAGTCCTTTTTTTATGATCATCAGGAGGAAATGCTGGAAGGTTGTGAAATATTGTGGTCTGAGTATCTGGATTACTATTATCTCATGTGCAAAAAGCAAGCGATGGGCGACAAATCCTTTTATAAAGAAATGCAGAATGATCCGCGCAGTACCGATGATTACATATTTCGGGATATTCAATATTGGGACAGGCTGCCGGATTTCACCGAGATAGAACTGGTTATGTATGTTGACCCTGCGATTAAAGCCGGTAAGAGAAACGACTTTTCAGCAATAACAATTCTCGGACTTCATAGAAAAACTAAGCAGAAGTATGTTGTTGATGGCAGTATATACAAACTACTTCCCGATGATCTATTTCAGGTAGCCATTGAAAAGTTACAGCAATATCCGGTTGAGGAGGTTGGATTCGAAACTACAGCGGCGCAGAGCTATATCAAGCAGAAATTTGAGGAGGAACTTTGGAAGAACAAGATATTCACTCCTGTAGAAGAAGTAATAAGTCGAGGCCAGAAACATGAACGGATTATATCTTTAGAGCCTGAAGTTAAAAAGGGGCATATCCTATTCAATTCTGCCAATATAAGGTATAATAACCAAGTGAAAGATTACAACAAAGGAGCAAAACATGATGATGCTCCTGATTCGCTTTACGGTGCAGTTCAGCAGGTCGAAGGGGTAAAGAGCATCAGGTTTTTTAATCGGAGTTTGTTGTTTTGAAATTGTAATTAAAGAATTGGGGCAAGACTGATGGAATGTAAAAACTGTGGAGCACCTATACCAGAGAATAGTACTTACTGTGAAAATTGTGCCAAAGGGTATACTGTTGTCGACAAGCGAATTATTTATTCCAATAACAATTCTGAAATAAATTTAAGAGATAAAAGAAATGGTAAGCAGAGCAATACAAACCTTAATACTCACACTAAAACAATATATGGATTTCTTATGATAGCATTAATATTTATTGCGGGTCTTTTTATATATGGAAAATCTAATACAACTCAGACTATAAATGAAAATAGTAAATCTTCCGTTATTACTAATAATAGTAATTATAAAAATACTACTGATTTGAGTTTAAAAGAAATTGAAGCTACAAAGAATTGGAAGAGTGAAGATGTATCGTCAGATACTATTTTTAAGGTATTATCTAATGTAACGGGATTTTGTATTTTAGGTAAAGAAAGAATTGCAGATATAAATATTTCACCTAGTATTAAAGATATATATGTTGAAACGCAAAAAGGTGAAAGTGATCCTAATGAGATATTAAAGCACAGTAATAATGTTGATGTACTCCTTAGTTATAAGATAGGGGATAGTGAAAATCTCGAAAGTGTATCTAGAATGATAGCCTATACGCTTGTAGGCTATTCAAAAGTATTATTCAACAATCCTAAAGTCCAAACAGTAACATTAAAAGTAGAGAATGATTACTTAGATAACTATGGAAATAAAAAAACTTCTAATGCGATGTTAGTTGGGTGGGATAGAGAAGTATATGAAAGTGTAAATTTTGAAGATTACACAAAACTATTAATGACGGACTATAAAGCGGCATACAAAATTTCATCTAATATATGGGTTAATAGTGAATATAGGTATCAAGTTCCACAACTTTATGAAATCTCAAAGACTAAAAAGTAAATTATATTAAGAAATAATAGCTCGACTTAAAAAAGTAGGGCAATTTTTATGCCCATTTTTAGAAAGGACGTGATATTTCACAAATGGACGAAAACCTAATATTGGTATGTCTCAATGAACTAAACAAAAACGCTCTGACAAAGCAGAAATATAAGGACTACTATGAAGGCAACCATTCAATCCTGAAAAGCTACCAGATGCAGGATAGTCGGAGCAACATGAGATTGGTATTTAACTTCCCGAGGAAGTTTGTTGACAATGAGATATGCTATATTCTCGGCAAGCCAGTCAATTATGTTTCCAAATCTGATGATCCAGATATTATAACCGCCATTGACATAAACACTTGCCATTGGGATAAAGAGCTCAACATTAATCTCCGTAAGCAATCGGAAATCTTTGGTGAAGCTTATGAACTTAACTATGTGAATACTGAAGGGGAGTTCTCAGCAACAATACTCACCCCTCTAAATGCATATGTTTTGGAGGATGGATCTGCCGAAAGAAATGTGGTGTTAGCTTTACATACCTTCACTAAGAAATTTGATGATAAAAAAAATCTTGATGTGTACACCGCCACTGAAATCTTACATTATGAATTGGGCGATAACAGCAATAAATCAACGCTAAACCTGATTGGCAGCCATGAACATATTTTTGGCAGAGTGCCTGTGACGGTATGTCCTGCCAATAATGAAAGGATAAGTGGATTTCGGGATGTCATTTCACTCTTTGATGCTTACAACGCTTTGAATTCCGATTTGGTCAATGAGATTGCTGATCATCGAAACGCTTACCTTGTGATCGAGAATGCTAAGATTGAGGAAGAAGATTTACTTAAGATGAAATCCATGGGTATTATTCAAGTGCCACAGGGTGGTAAGGTATCCTGGCTCACAAAGGAAATCAATGACTCGTTTGTGAAGAATGAATTGGACAATATTGAACGCAAAATATATGACATGATGGACGAAGTTAACTTCAATGAGAGCTGGAGTAGTAATACTTCATCTTTGGCACTCCGGAATAAACTCCTTAATCTTGAGAATCGAGTAGCTATGAGAGAAGCTTTTATGGAAAAGGTCATCAAGCAAAGGTTAAAAAATCTGTTTGTATATCTCCAGAAAAAAGAAGGCAAATTCTATGACTACCGGGATACAGCAGTGAAATTTACCAGAAATCTGCCTACCGATATGGTGGGACTTGCGGATGTCATTGTCAAAATAAAGGATATATGTTCGCAGGAAACATTGCTCACCCTGTTGCCATTTGTTGAAAATCCAAAAGTTGAGTTACAAAAATATGATGCCGAACAATTAAGTAAGGAATCTAAATCAAGTAAAGCTGACTCTATAATCCAGAATCAAGTTATTGTCTAAATACGCGTTTTAAGCCTTTAGAATTATTTGGTAGGGTGATTATACCCCTATCGATTTTTTATGTCCAAAATAAGCCAATATAAGTGATTTTGTTTTTAAGCAAATTGCCATGAACCTGTTGCTACAAGCAGGTTTGGGGCATTTTCATTATAAATTAATTTGCCCATTTAAAGGGGGGATTGGAGGTGAAAGTTTGGTGGCGAGATTAAGTGAAGCTGAAAAGAAATATTTGAGTTATTGGCGTAATGTCATGGGAGAAACAGAGTATCACAAAAAATGTGTAAGGTGCAGTAATCAATGTAAACAATCCTTCCGATGCTTGGAAGTTCTTTGTCCCAAGTATCAAAGGAGATAATGGCTTGTCCTGGGCATGACATTAAACTACTCAAAACTTATAAAGCGTTTCTGGTTCGGGTGAGTCGGAAGGGCAATTTGAAAGGGGAAAATAGTAATGACATTAGAAGACGTGAAAAAGTATATGGAAGAAAACAAAAACAGTGATGAGGTCGAAGCATATTTACAGGGGTTAGTAACCGTTGAAGGGGTGCAGATCTTCACGCAAAATGAGGATGGCAAGAAATGGTTGGAAAGTGAAAAAGACAAGCATCTGAATAAAGGTCTTGATACTTGGAAGGCCAACAATCTGCAAAAGGAAATTGACAAGAAGATTCTTGAGTTATATCCAGAGGAAACAGAGGAGAAGAAACAACTCAGGGAACTTAATGCCAAAATAGTAAATATGGAGAATGAGAAACAAAGGGAAGTTTTGAAAAACAAAGCTCTAACCTTTGCTGCCGACAAAAAGCTTCCGATTAACAAGATCGTAGATTTATTTATTTCAGATAACGAAGAATCAACTATTGCCAATATCGGTAGGTTTGAAGAAATCTTTGGGACTTCAGTTCAATCGGCTGTGGAAGAGAGACTGAAGAGTAATGGGTATACTCCACCGAATGGCGGTCAAAATAGCCAACCCAAGAATCTAAATGATGCTTTGAAGAACTATTATTCCGATAAAAATCAAGGTTAAAATTGAAAGGAGAATGATAAATTATGGCAGTTACACTTTTACAAGCAAAACTTAATACACAGGACGATATCCAAGCAGGGGTCATTGATGAATTTAGAAAAAGCTCTTACATATTAGACAATATTACATTTGATGATGCAGTTAGCCCTGGGACAAATGGAGCTACTCTTACATACGGTTACACACGATTGATCACTCAGCCAACTGCAGCATTCAGAGCAATTAATAGCGAATATATTGCACAAGAAGTTACCAAGGACAGATATACTGTTGAGTTAAAGCCTTTCGGTGGTTCATTTCAAATTGACAGAATCATTGCCAATACGGGTGGACTTGTAGATGAAGTAAATCTCCAAGTACAGCAAAAAGTGAAGGCAGCAAGAGCCTTATTCCACGATACCATTATTAACGGAGATTCCGCTGTGGATGTTAATTCCTTTGATGGGTTAAATAAAGCGATCACAGGGTCAAGCACAGAATTCAATGCCGGTGCATATACTGATCTTTCTACATCTTCTGCATTGGACACCAATTACAAAGTGTTTCTGGATTTACTCGATGAATTCTTATCCAATCTGGATGGCACTCCTACATTTCTTGGGGGGAATTCTAAGCTTATAACCAAAATCAAAGCAGTGGCTCGAAGGTCAGGATATCTCACCCAAAGTGAAGATGCATTTGGCAAGAAAGTAGATGCTTATGATGGGATTGTTCTGGTTGATCTTGGCGCGAAGGTAGGAAGCAATGATCCTGTAGTTTCTATAGTGGATACCAGAAAACCAAACGGTACGGATACAGTCACAGGTTTGACAGACCTTTACGCCGCTAGGTTAGCTTTAGATGGTTTCCATGCTGTATCTTTAGCCAATCAAGATTTAGTTAAGATTTGGCTTCCTGACTTTACAACGTCGGGAGCAGTCAAGAGCGGTGAAGTCGAGATGGTTGCTGCTGTGGCTCTTAAAGCCACTAAAAGTTCTGGAGTCATGAGAAATATTAAAGTCGTATAATTTGGAGGTAAAATCAATGGCGAAGATATACAGCAATAATAAGAAATATAATGGTATATCTGCTAGTGTAAACTTTGTCAATGGGGTGGGGGAGAGCAATCTCCCTTATCTTCTTGCTTGGTTTCAGGAAAATGGATACACCATAGTAGAAGATAAAAGAGAGCCTAGCATTTATGATTCTATGTCCTATAAAGAAATGACTGAGTTGGCTAGAGAACGTGGCTTCAATGGTATTGGCCTGAAGAAAGAAGATCTGATTAAAGCCTTAATTCTTTGGGATAAAGAACATAAAACAGAAACAGAAACGGAGGAATAGATCATGCTGGAAATCGTGAAGATGCTTCTTAGCATTGAAACATATGATACATCTAAGGACGATCTCCTAAATCATTTTATCAATCGAGCGATAAAAACTGCTCTAGCTTACTGCAATGTGACGGAATTATCGCCAGAGCATGATGACACCATCGCAGATTTGGCGGTCTACTTCTATAAAAATAGAGATAGCTTGGGTTATAAACAACAGGTACAGGGAGAACGAAGTGTTACCTTTGAAGGCGGGGGTATTCCGGAATATATTAAATCAGCTTTACCGCTTCCCAAGATCAAGGTCGGGTGTTAAGTAATGTTTAAGGATACCTTGATAACAATTTATTCAACCCCTGATGCTGTCTCATACATAAAATCCATTGATGCAGATGTTCAGCCCTTTTCTAAAAGCATTGTCTTTGAAGATGGTTTTCAAATTGATATAACCAGCAGATTGTTTTGTGATATTGACGAATCAATAACTGAAGAAAGCTATGTTGAATTTGCTAATGAAAAGTACAAGGTGATGGAAATCAAAAAATGGAATGATTACTGGGAAGTATACCTGTACAAATTGCAAAGGCAGGTGGTGTAATTTGCAGGACATTGACAGTATGATCGATTTTTTCCTTTATGAAAAAGGTGAAGGCATAACGCTCAATGGAGCAGAGCAGGTCGCCTCGGTCATGGATACTGTAGATAAAATTACATATTATGATGACAAACTTATCCGGTGCAAGTGTCAAATCAAAACGGGTGATATTGTAGAATACAATAATTTGAAATACATCATTATCAGCCAGATTGACAAGGAAGAAAATTCATTTAGAGCAAGGATGAGAAAATGCAGTTATAGGATAGCATTTAACTGGTCTGGCAATATCAAGTGGTTTGATTGCATTGAAGAAAGTAAAGTGTTTGATGTTACCACAGGTACTTATATATCAGTCGCTTCAGGGAATATTTATGTAACGGTGCAAAATAATTCCGATACAAGAACTATCGCTTTAGATCAAAGATTTTTTGTTACAAATCAGCCGTTCAAAGTCACGGGAATTGATAAATCGCAAGAAGGTCTTATAAAATTCAATTGTGCATTGGATTTATTTAATGCACAGTATGATGATATAGAGAACAATATTGTGGACAGATGGAGATATGAAACGGGGCATACCTATACCTTGACTATTAACAACGGGGATGCCGCCAATGTTCTTCTGAACGATATCATTCAATTAAATTTATCTGCAACTGATAATGGAACTGTTGTAGCGAATCCTATAGTCACATTTACCAGCAGTGACCTCAATACCGTAAGCGTAGATAATACGGGTAAAGTTATGGGGATTGCTTCAGGTCAAGCAATTATAACTGCGAAGCTCACATATCATGACACGATTTCGGATTCAATTACTATAACCACAGTTGAAACTTTTACACACAGTTACACAATTATGATTACTGGGAGTGCCACTGTGAAGCTTGGACAGAGCAAGAGCTATGTTGCACAGTTTTATGATAACGGCATAGAGGTTTTCGATAAGTCAGCAGTTTGGACTATTAGGAATCAAGATGGGACGACTTCTCCTCTCTATGCCACTATTACAACAAGTACAGGAAATAGCGTTACCATTAAAGGAAATAGCAGTAGCACATATGTAAATAAATATATTGTTCTAAAAGCAACGCTGTCGGATGATGAGGCAGTATTTAAAGAATTCATAGTTCAGCTAAAGAGTTTATTATAAGTATTTTAATGGGGCTTGCCAATAAAGGTAAGTCCTTATTTATTGAGAGGAGAAAAAATTGATTAACGAAAATAAAATAAACTATCAATTGAGTTTACATATATTGAAAATGCTTATGCGTGAAAACTTGATCACCGAGCAAGAATTCACTGCTATAGATAATGAGAATAAGAAGTCATTTTTGACTTGATTAGTGTCCCAAGCAATTATATCATGTCACCACAAAAGGAATATATTAGGAGAGAGAGGATTTTATGGCAAAAAACGTAGCAGTAAAGAAAAATGTTACAATAATTCCGGTAAAACCAGCCGAGGTCATTAAAGGTTTACCTGAAAGTTCAAAGAAAAGGGTAGCGGCTTATTGTCGAGTCAGTACGGAGCTTGAGGAACAGGAATCAAGCTTTAAATCACAGGTGGAATACTATACCAACTTCATCAGTAATAGAACAGATTGGACAATGGTTGATATTTATGCCGACGAGGGGATATCTGGTACAAGTACTAAAAAGAGAACTGATTTTTTAAGGATGATAGATGACTGTTTGGCGGGTAAAATTGATATGGTTATAACCAAATCAGTATCAAGATTTGCGCGCAATACTGAGGATTGTCTCCATTATGTTAGAAGACTAAAGGAAAAGGGAATTTCAGTGTTTTTTGAAACGGAAAACATAGATACTCTTGGTACTGGCGGTGAACTACTGCTCACGATTCTAAGTGGACTGGCACAGGATAGCAGCAGAAATCAATCGGATGTTACAAAGTGGGGAATCATAAGACAGTTTGAAAGTGGAAGGGTTCTTGTCAATACCAAAAGGTTCCTTGGTTATGATGTCGTTTCCAGAGCTATTTGTCA